TTTGTTAAATGCTTGTACAATCTCTTCGTGTAATGTATTATTCATTTGTTTCTCCTGTAATCATTTCATATATTTGCTTCCAGTTTTGAACTGGAGTAGCAGAGCCTTTATAATCTGCATTATGTGTATGTTTAATTAATATACTATTTAAACCTACTCTTGACCCTGTGTCAGCATTTTCTGGCTTATCTTCAATCCAATAGCAACCTGAATCGCGATATGGTTCTAGTGCATCGTCTTTGTCTGCACCTGTATCTAAATATACATAACGCTCAAACACAGTATCACCAAACAACTCACGCAAGTTCTTTGTGCGTAAATGGCAAGCATATTGGTCTGTGCTTAGGCTTGTAATGGCATGAAAGATGTATCCGTGTTCTTCATGTAGTTTTTTTACATATTTGATAGAATCACGCAATGGTGGAAGTTTTCGAATCCATGCACTTTCATTAAACATACGACATAGTTTTGTACCCTCTTCTTTAGATAGACCATACTTTAGATCCATTCTATAGTGTCCAGGTTCAACTATCTTGTAGTCGTGTCGTTTCATCCACTGTCCGAAAGCATATTCCCAATCTAGTAATACACCATCGCAGTCTGTTAAAATTACTTTGTCTTTCATGAAAGCCTCTCTAATTGCCTATTGTGTTATTATACTAACATAGACACTAGAGTTTGTCAAGTATTATCCGCCTGCAAATACGTTAGGTGATCCTGCTGCTACACTAGTACAGGCTGTCACAGCATCGCCAACTCTGCCTGCACCTTTATTATTACAAAACACAGTTGTTGATCCTGTAGTAATAGGTGCTGCATGACTAGGACAAGGAGAACCAGGAAGTAAATGTCCTGTATTGTTGTCACCTTGCCTACTCCAAGGAATATTATTTACAAATACATTAGGTGAGCCTTGGGCTCGAGTCATTCCTGAGCAGTGAGGCACATCTGCATCGCCAATTCTAGTTGCTGCGGGCACGTTCTATCTCCATTAACTTTTCTAATCGAGCAGGCCATTGTTCTATTTCATCATGCTGCTCTTCTGTGTGTGGAGGCTCAGGTATTTCTGGTAAAAATTTTAAGACGTGTTCGAAGTCTAAAGGAATGGCATCATAGTCAGTGTATGTTTCTATATTGCCATTCCTTATAATTACGAACTCATGTGCCATTAAGCCATTTGTATTCCTGTTGATCCTGCCACATACTGCTTGGCCATTTCGTTATCAGTTTTATGAACAAACAGTAGCATACTCTTATTTATTTTGAGTTTGCTGTCAGGATGTGTTGTAATACACCATGGAGCAAGTCCTACTCCTCCTTGCGATGCCATAAGAGTCATAGGCTTTTGAAGTGTAATAGTATTTGAATCTTCTTCTACAAAACGTCCTACGACTTCTTCACCTGCCATAGTTTTCATTGTTACTGTATCGTTTTGCTTATAAGGTGTTTCAATAATCATAAAGTGTGACCTGTTCCTGTGTAATTTGTTTCTTCTACATATTTTACAAACTGTTCATATCCGCCTACCTTGAGACCACTTACAACAATTTGTGGAAATGTTCGTGCTTCTGGAAATTCTTCTAAAACTTTTTCTCTTTCAAAATCTTTTCCTAGTTCTAGGTATTCAAATTGGTATCCACGCTGTTCGCATAATGCTTTTGCTTTTGTGCAACTTGGACATGCTGGCTTTCCCCATATATAAATCATAAACTAAATCCTTTAAATGTATCTGCACCTACATCCTGTTTTGTGCCTCCTTGCACATAACTGGTAATTTCAGTTTCCTGAGGTGCTACCTGTACTTCTGCTCCTGAGATCCATTTCTGTGTCCAAGGAAGCGGATTGTTCTTTACACTATACGGTGACTTTAGATTTACATTAGTCATTCGACGTGTGCAAATGAATTCAATATACTCGCTTAGAAGTTGTGTGTTTAGTCCAATCATAGATCCATCCTTGAACAAATACTCTGCCCAAGCCTTTTCTTGATCAACTGCATCAACAAACATCTGAATGCATTCTGCTTCTGTTTCTTCAGCAATCTTAACAAAGTCAGGATCGTCTTTCTTTAGAAGTTTTAGCAACATCTGTGTTGATGCAAGATGTAGGTTTTCATCACGAGCGATTAGTTTAATAATCTTCGCATTACCTTCCATCTTCTTAAGTTCTGCAAATGCCCATGAGCAAGCAAAACTTACATAGAAACGCACACCTTCTAAAATATTAACACTCATAAGAGTTAGCCACAGGCGCTTCTTTAGTTCATAAAGATCAACTGTAACTTTTTTACCATTTACTGTGTGTGTTCCTTCGCCTAGTAGATTGTAATAGGCTGACATTTCGATTAGTTCATCATAATATTTTGAAATGTCTCCTGCACAATCTACAATCTCTTCAATGTCCATTAGCTCATCAAATACTTTTGAAGGATTATTATAGACATTGCGGATAATATGTGTATATGAACGTGAGTGAATTGTTTCACTGAACGTCCAAGTTTGTATCCAGTTTTCAATTTCTGGTAACGATACAACAGGAGCAAATGCTTCTACTGGTGCTCGTCCTTGTACTGAATCAAGTAGGATCTGACGTTTTAGATTTGAAGTAAAGATATGCTGTTCGTGTGCTGTGAGACTTTTAAAGTCTTTTGCATCTTGATAGATATCGACTTCTTCTGGACGCCAAAAGAAACCTAGTTGTTTGTCTGTCAGTTGATCAAACTGCTTGTATTTTAGTGTGTCGTAACGTTGGATTGTAGGCCCTCCGCTTGGGTCTAAGAAAGCTGTAACTTTCGTATGATCGACCCGGTTTTCTACGTCAAAAACGCTCATGTGTGTATCCTCTTGATTAAGTTATAGTTGAATATAACATGCCCAAGCGGGCATGTCAAGTGTATTATTTATATTGTGCAACTTTCGCAGGCTTCGTCGTCTTCTATATGATAGCCATTTGTTTCTGCAACTGGCTCTGCTACATCTGCTGTCATTTTGTCAGTATCTAGTTCGCCTTGTCCATCATAGGTGTTAAAGTAATAAAGTTGCTTGCCGCCTAGTTTATAGAACATCAATAGATGCTGTAACATAACACTCATAGGAATTTTTTCATCTTCATAATATGTTGGATTGTATGAAGTATTAACTGAAATGCCTTGGTCAATATACTTTTGTAGCACTGCCATAATTTTGATATAGCCTTCTGGGCTACGCTGATCCCATAGCAAATCATACATATTCTTTAGACGCTTGTACTCTGGTACAACTTGTTTTAGAACACCATGCTTTGATTGCTTAACTGAAATGAGCGAACGTGGTGGCTCAATACCGTTTGTAGCATTTGCAATCTGCGCACTTGTTTCACTTGGCATTAGAGCCATTAGTGTTGAGTTACGAATACCTGTTGCTTTTAGTTGCTCACGTAGTCCATCCCAATCCATACGCTCTTGGTGTGGAAGTATCTCATCAAGTGCTTTAGCATAGGTTTGGTTAGGTGTAATACCATGTCCGTATTTTGTTTCCATTGTGCCTGGGCAAGCGCCCTGCTCTACTGCTAGATCTGCACTTGCTTTGATTAGATAATAACTCCACGCTTCTGCATATTCGTCAATTAGTGCAAGACCTTGTGCATCAATGTCTTGATATGTTAGATGATTCTTTGCCATCCAGTATGCAAAGTTAATAATACCAACGCCTAAAGGACGGCGCTTTTCTGTAGATAACTGTGCTGCTACAATAGGATAGTCTTGGTAGCTTAGTAGGGCATCTAATCCACGAACTGCTAGGCGTGCCACACGCTCAAAGTCATTTGGTTGTTTTATATTACCCCAGTTGATTGCACTTAGTGTGCATAAGCTAATTTCACCTTCTGGATCATTAAGATCAGTTAGTGGCTTTGTTGGCAAGTCAATTTCTGCACATAGATTTGATTGTCTAATAGGTGCAACTTCAGGTAGGAAACTACCATGTGTATTTGCATTATCCACATTCTGCAGATAGATACGACCTGTGTTTTTACGCTCTTCCATAAATGCAGAGAACAACTGTGCTGCTGGTACTGTTTTCTTACGTAGTTTTGTGTTGCGTTCTGCTGTTTCATATAGATCTTTAAACTTGTCTTGATCAGCATAGAAAGCATCATAAAGTCCTGGCACATCGCTAGGCGAGAAAAGAGTAATATCTCCGCCTTGGATTAGTCTTTCATACATAAGTTTGTTAAATTGCACACCATAGTCCATGTGACGCACACGGTTTTCTTCTGTGCCTTTGTTGTTCTTTAGTACAAGAAGTTCTTCTGCTTCTAAGTGCCAAATTGGATAGTAAATAGTTGCTGCTCCGCCACGCACACCGCCTTGTGAGCAACTCTTTGTTGCTGCTTGGAACATTTTATAAAAAGGAATAATACCTGTGTGATATGCATCGCCTTTGCGGATTGGACTTCCAATAGCACGAATACTTCCGCCGCCGATACCAATGCCTGCTTTTTGGCTTACATACTTAACAATGCTAGCACTAGTAGCGTTAATACTATCCAAACTATCATCCGACTCAATAAGAACACAACTGCTAAACTGACGCTGAGGAGTGCGAACCCCAGCCATGACAGGAGTAGGAAGGCTAATATCGTGTAAGCTAATAGCATCATAATATTCTTTTACCCATTTTAATCTTGTTTCCTGTGGATACTTGCTGAATAGTGTGGCAGCGATTAAAATGTAGCACATCTGCGGTGTTTCAAATATTTCACCTGTAACTCTATTCTGGCACAAGTACTTACCACGTAATTGCTCCATAGCAACATATGTAAGATTTTCGTCACGCTCATGTTTTACGAAGCTGTTAATCTTTTCCCATTCGTCGTCGTCATAGTATGAAATGAGGTCAGGATCATAAAAGCCTGCTTCAGTATTCCTTTGCACAAGTTCTTTTACTGTGCAAGGCTCATATTCGCCATATACTTCTTTGCGTAGTCCGTAATTAATAAGACGTCCGCCAACGAACTGATAGTTAGGTGTTTCTTCTGAAATAAGATCTGCTGCTGCTTTGATAAGAGTTTCTTGAATTTCTTTTGTAGTCATACCACTATAAAATTGGATTTGACTTTTAATTTCTACCTCGCTCGGACTAACGCCAGTTATGTCATTACATGCATGAAAAACAACTTTGTGTAGCTTTTCGATGTCTAAAACTTCTTTAGTTCCGCTTCGCTTGGTAACTTGAATCATCTCTTATCCTTTTCTTTTTCTTATCTTTAGTGAAATATTTATTGTAGGTTAGGCATTGGACAGCGCATTTCGAATATCAAATTTTTTGGTAAATCTTCAATAGGAATTGCTTTCATCGGTTCATATCCAATACATTTAGTGTCAAAAAATAAAAGATAGAAAACATCTTGTTTGTTTCTATCCTGTACAATGTTTATCTCAAAACTACTCTGGGAAAAACGTTCAGTTAATTGTAAGGTGTAGCATATTGCAAGAATCTTAACAAAGGAACAAAAATTATTTTCCTCTATCATTTCCCATGGTCCGGGCCATTTTTCTTTATCGTAAGGATCTGCTGCTATTCTTACTTCTGGAACATCATCCCAAAACTCAAGACAGCGCCGGAGAGGATCTTCAGACTCTTCAAGTTCGTCTCGTAGAGTTCTCCACTCTAATAACCTGTTTTCATATTTTGAATTAAGCATTAAGCCGCATGTGTTTTTGTGTTAATTTTCCAGTATAGATCAGCATCATCAGCTGTAGTTGAGTTTAACACATAAACCTCTATTGTGTCAAGTGTTCCGTCTATATTTCTATCAGAAAATTGCACACTAAATTCTAAAGATTCTAACCATGTTGCACTACCTGTGTAGGTAGTATCATCTACAAGTTGTATGCTGTCAGTAACAGGGTTAGCAACAATTTCAATTTTTCCTTGACGTGTTGCATCTTTTGCGTTGCTCACATATAGATAATCTATTTCAAATGCTTTTGTACCATCAGCAGGCAATCTATAAATCAATACAGGATCAAAGCTAGCTTCACTTAAACTTACGTTATTAGTATAACTACTACCAACTATTGCATTTCCTTCTACTTCAGGAACATATGGTAAATTTAAACCAAATGCTGTTTGATCATATGACTGCGCACTGGTTCTTGAAAAATAATCATTTGTGCTTTCATTGCCTACGCTGTCAAATCTAATTACACTATATCTAGGATTAGTATTATCAGCGCCGCCGTCATTACCTACACTAAGATATCTATTGTTAGAACTTGTATTAGTTTTACCGTTCTTTACTGAAAGGCCGTGTTGTTCAATATCATCAAATACACAATTGATAATGTTATTATTTGACGGACCAACAAATTGTCCAGATACACCTAAACTTGTATTCTCACCAAAACGAATTCCGTGTCCTAGATGATAAAATCTACAGCCAGTCCAAATATTACCGGATATATCGTATTCAGAAACAACACCATAACTAAAATCAGATATGGTTATGTTTTCAAAATAGTTGTCGTTTGATACCGCTTCGCCGTTTGTGCCGCCGATTGTTAATTCAATAGCAATGTTTTCTGCACTATCAACTATATCACCATTTTCAAAATTACCTGTCAATACTAGATCTTTAAAGATACTGTCTTTACAACTTTCTAATAATAACGCTGTATCAATAGAACCTGTAAAGAGACTTAGTCCTTCTAGTCTTACCTTTTGTGTTTGATTAGAAACAGTAGTTGAAGCACCTGTACTATATGTTCCAACAGTGCTGTCTCCATTTACTGTTCTTAGTGCCGGACCAGTGCCTGTAAAATTAAAGATTGTTTTACCAGGACCTGCTCCTACAATATTAGCATAAGGAGGAATAAACAGTGTAGAACTTACAGTATAGTTGCCAGGTTCAATATAAAGAACTACTCTACTTCTTGCATTACCTTTGTTGGTGTTTAAAAACAATTGATCAATAGCTCGTTGTATTTCAACAGTTTGATCAGTGCCGTCGCCATTAGCACCAAAGGAACGTATGCTAACAATGTCATCTAATCTTTCTTGTAGCGTTCTTTGTATAGGAGCATTTGATGTGTCGCCTGTCTGTACAAAAGAACCTTCTTTGTAGATATAATCATCTGCTAGTGCAAATAAATTATCATGTTCTGAAAGTAATTTTGTATTGCCTACATATGGAGAGCCTTCTGATACACTACCATTACCTATGTAAAGTTCTTGTGTATCTATTGCCCATCCTAATTCGCCAGAGGCAAGTTGCGGAAATCCTGTTCCTGTATTCTTACGCCCTCTGCGTATCTGTATTCTTGAAATCTGTACGACAGCCACGAGTGTCTCCTAAGCTTTTATTATGTATTTAGCCCAGATAACCATTCGCTAAAGGTTAGACGCTTGCGTTTATAATTACCTTTTGTACTTGCAGGCATTGCCATTCGTAAATCTTGCCACTTTTCAAACAGTTCTTTAGATTTCTCAAGATTGCCTTTATAAGCATAATACCTAGCACTATCTCTAACGTTGTTTGGTTTTTTCCATTCTTTATGCCTTTCGGCATTTCTAATTTTATCAACAGCTGGTCTTATGGTAGGATCTACATATTGTCCTACTAGAGCCCCATCTTTGTAATTAGGATTATTTTTGCCATCAACATTATAATCACTTTGATGCTGTTCTGTAATGAAGTTAGCTGCACCAGCATCTTTGCTATTTCCAAGCTCGATATTATCTAGTATCCATTTGGGCGGATCGCACCATTCTAACAATGGTTCTAGATTGTTATTAAAATATCCCCAATGAATACTTGCATGTATTTCTCTAGGAACCTTTACTAAGTTATCAGGATGATCAGGATCTATACCTAATTGCTTACATTTATATCTTTGGATTATATGGTGTTTATGTATTTTGCTCATAGTATTGATATACTCGCTTCCACCATTCTTGTTCCCATTCGTCAAACTCGTCTGGCCATAAATCAAACTGCTGATACTCGCCTGCACGGCTGCACATAAAGATATGTCCTTCACGTATGTCTGTGCCATGTACTTCATTATGGGCAATGGCATATGCAGTTAATTGCAGGAAGTAATCTTCTACCCATTCAAGTTTCTTAGGCTTATTCGTCTGTTTAAAATCCATTATACAGGGATTACCTTTATACACACCTACTAAGTCAGTTGTGCCTGCATAGATATTAGGAACATAAAGGGGAACTTCTGATCCCCATATTTCATTAACATCGTCCATTGCATGAACTTTTATTTTAGTAGCCATCATATGTGCTTGTTTTGCATATGGATTGCTACCTGCACTAGGCCACTCGCCAAACTCAATGTAGTCTTCAAGATACTTGTGCATCCGTGTTCCTACACCTGCTGCTTCAGTTGTAATCTCTTGTGCTTTTTGTTCTCCAACACGCTTTCTCCAAGCAATAAGATGTGATTGATCTTTTGTATTGCTTAGGATAGTTGTTACACTTGCTACAGGTGCTCCGCCAGGTGCAGCATAACGCCGCTTACCATCAACTTCTACACGCTTGAGGCGCTCATACTGATATTTTTCTGTGATTAATGACATACTTTATAGTACTATCAAAGATCCTTTAAGTCAACCGCTCTTTTTGCCATTTGATTGACAGTGTCGCCGCTGCCATCTTTTGTCTGTGGCAGATCATCCATTTCACTTGACTTAAACTCAATTTTATCTTCATCAAAGTTTTTTACAAGTTCTTGTAGTCTAGGATCTGAATCATAAGCTGCTTTGAATGTTTCGTAATTAAACTGCCCGCGGCCTTGATTCTGCATAAACTTATCTAGTTTATTCATAGATAAAGCGGCAATTCCTGCCGCTTCTTGTTGTCTTAAGACATTATAAATGAAGTCGCTATCTACGCCTTCACTTACTTTTTTTTTGAACGCTCTACGCTCTCACGCTTTTCACGTCCTGCTTCTTCTTCGCCGCCTGCTGCTACTGCATCTGCACCAAAGTCATCACCCATGTCCATGTCGCCAGTGTCCATGTCCATGTCCATGTCGTCTGTTGGTTCCCT